GAGGTGGACTTTGACACCATCAACAACTCTATCAGAGTTCGGGGCCTGCCAAACCTGGTTATAATGATTCTTAACCCACAGAGTGTCAACCACTGGATCTGGGAGCGGTTCTTCAAGCAAAGCCACCGCCTGGAGGATATAAACAGGGTTCAGGTCCAGGTTTCCAATCATCCCGGCGTGCTCCATATCCATACCACCTACCATGACAACCGGCGGCACCTGGATGAGGGCTACCTGGCGGAGATCGAGCAGCTGGCTCACCTCAACCCAAAGAAATGGGCTAATGTCTTTGGCGGTCGATGGCGGGACAAAGCCCAGGGCGTGATCTTTGAGAACTGGACGGAGGGAACCTTTGATGAAAACCTCCCATTTGCCTACGGCCTGGATGAGGGTTTCTTTCCAGATCCCCTAGGATTGATTCAGGTGGCCGTGGACCGGCGGCGCAAACGGGTGTACTTGCGGGAAATCGCCTACTCGCAAAAACTTTCTACTGAGGATGTGGATCAGCTGCTGGCAGAGCGGGTGAAAAACAAACGGGCTTTGATCGTAGCTGATGATAAAGGCCGGCTGATCGCCGATCTCTCCCGCAAAGGGTGGAACATTAAGAAGGCCCACAAATGGCCCGGCAGCATCAAAGACGGGATCAGGAGCCTCCAGGACTGGGAGATCATTGTGGACCCGGAGAGCTATAATCTAAAAACCGAGCTGAATAACTACGTCTGGAATGATAAGAAAGCATCCATACCAGTGGATGAGTTTAACCACCTCATTGATCCCACCCGGTACGCTTTTGAGCGGTTGACGCGGCGGGGGCGAGGCGTGCAGCGGAGAAACTAAACGAAAGTGTGTAATTAGTCTGGAGATAGCCACAAGTAAAAAGAAAAAAAATACGAAATTGGAAACAACTAAAATCAAAAAGATTAGAAAATCATATTATAATACAAAATGGTATGAGTTTTCTAATAAAGTTAGGAAAAGGGATAATTTCCAATGTGTGAAATGTCAAAGAAGAAAAAACGAAGTTGTCTTGCAGGTTCATCATAAACGATATATTTTCGGATTAGAACCATGGGAATATTCGTTAAGTGATTGCATTACTCTTTGTAAAGGATGTCATGCAGAAGAACACAACTTAATTGAACCTCAAAAGGGTTGGACATTAGTTTCGATAAATGATTTGGGAGGATTGTATGGAATCTGTGAACGAAAAGGATGTGGGACAGAAATTCGATATGAACATGAGGCTTATCATCCAAATTGGGGATACAAAATTGTTGGAAGTAGTTGTATTGAATTTTTGACCGAGGAAGATAAAAGATTAAGTACAAAAGTTCTAAAAATATACAATAATATAAGCAATTTCGTTCATCAATCAGATTGGGAAATTGGCTACACAAAGAAAGGAAAGGAATTTATTGGAACAACCTATAAGCATCACATTATTAGAATTTACGGAAAGGAAAAAAGTTACGCCTTTCAAGTAGCGATTAAAGAATTAGGTGAAAAGTGGCACGATTGGAAAGATGTTATCTCAGCGAGGAATAAAAATTTAAATGAGGTCAAAGAATTAGCATATATTGTTGTAAGAGGAATAACGACAGAAAAACAATCAGAAAAAGAAATATTGAGAAACATATATCAGAGAATAAAATAAAAAAAGAAACCTGTGGCTAACACAGCCTATGCGTCCATGCTCCTATCGTCGCACGGCGCATAGGCCAACGATAAGTAGCAGCCCCGCAAAAGTGCGGGGCTTTTTTATTACATGTAAAACATGTATCTTTGCATGTACGCTATCCAAAAAAGTATAGGGTTCTTTTTCTTCATGTGATCACGGCCGGCACTCCGCCGGCCTTTTTTGGGTGTTCGTGTTTCTCATACTTGGATGTTTTGGGAGCCTCTGCTTTGAGTAGGGGCTTTTTTTCTTGACAAATGTTAAAGTTTTGATTTCTGCAAATTCTAACGTTTCAATCCTTGCGCGGTATTGTTTCAATCCTTATATTTGTATTGTAATCATTGAGAAACAAAACACTGAAAAAATGACAACTACAAAATTTGGAAACTTGACCATCATTCACCCGCACAGCGGCAAAGTATCGCGCTCAGTAGTTCGCAGAGCACTGCTTGACAACACCTTCACGAATAACCGCAATTTGTCTACTAAGCAAATATGCGAACGTTTCAAAGCCCAAACCTATGGCCAGACCGTTGTTAAGTTAGAGGATGTAGATTACTGCATTCGTGTGGCGGACACGTTTTACGAAAGCGAATTTGACGAAAAATTTCACGCATGAAATTCACCAAAAAAAAGGCGCTCGAAATAATTGAGCGCCATAACCTTTCTGCTACAACGCTCCGGGTATGGCGGCACAGAGGGACGATCCCGGAGAAATACGCTAGCGATGAGGAACGCACTTTGCTCACCGAGGTGCTAACAGATACACAGGTAGACAACGCGATCCAAAAGTACGGCGACGAAATGCGCCGCCTGCTGGAATCGCGGACTTTTCGCGCCGGGCAGAAAAGTGGGTATTATGCCAAATGCCTGATGAGCCTAGCCAGGGAGTGCAA